TTCACGAGCTTGATGCTAGCGGCTCGTGGGCGCCCACTACGTGTGAGGTGCTCCAGCATGTTCGACGGGTCTTCCGGTATGTACCGGTAGTTCTCGTCGTACACCGACTCGTCGTCGGTGGTTAGCAGAAGGCACTTCAGCAAGGCCTGCCATCCGTCCAGTTCGTTCTTAGGACTTCTGGCAGAACTCACATAACCCCTGACGAAAGGAGCATGCAAGTTCTCATCGATCCCCTGGACTTCGTAAAGTCCAGAGGGGGAGAGGCGGCCAAGCACAGGAGAAGTTTCGGCGACGTACGGATAGAATCCTTTAAGGACTCTTTCCAACACGCCATCGAGCATGCGCACCAGACCCTCGTGGCCAGCTTGGAATAGCTGGTTGCGGGTGTCGACAGTGCTCATGATCTCCGTCACGTCGCGCAGCGATCGGGGAAGCACCTGACGGAACTTGACGATTGATACGTCTTGTCCCCTCCAGTACTCTTTCCCGCAAGACTCTCTGAACCCTCCGGTCCAGAAACTCTTGGCGGAATTCACCTTGAAGCCGAAAAACTCCAAGGAGCGCATCGCTGTTACAGCGTAGTCCGTGGGAACAATGATATCATCCCCATAGACGCGTACCTCATCCCGGAATTCCTTAATGGACTTCCAGGTCAGGGCGGAACTGTCACGCTGAAGCATCCCAGTCAGGACGATGGCAGAAAACACCATCGCCTCGACGGGGAACGTCAACGCGGAACCCATAGACGCGTACTTGTGCAGAGGGATCACCCCTACCGTAGGTACGTCGGCACGCAGGGAGCGAACAACCTGGAAGGCCTCATTTACATGAGGCCAGTTGTCCAGGAGCTCTTCTACGAGCCAGTTGGGCACTCGATCCGATGCCTCGCTCAAGTCGAGCGTTGCAAGAGATCCATCCTCAGAGCCGATCTGTGCCATGGCCTGGTTAGGCCACTGCGCAGAGAATCCAACGAAATGTTTCGCTCGTTGGTCGGACTCGAGAAGCTTCACGAGTTCGCGGGAAACCGCCTGCTGCATATACTGCATGCAGGTCGGCTCGATGGCGATCACGCGAGGAGTGCTTGCTGTCTTGGGAACGAAGACGACCTTGACAGGCCGTTCGTCCCCGGGCGAGCGCCAGTTAACATCGTCAAGCGCATAGGCATGACGCCAGTTGGGCAGGGCATACTCCCCGTAGGGGAACAGCTCTTCCATCCGCTCCGTCCATTCGGACTGGCGGAACTTCTGGTTCCCAACCAAGCGATCTGCGGTTGCACCTGGACCGTGGGCTGGACGGAGCTCGTGATTGAAAATGAGCCCGTCCAGACGCGTCAAAGCGTCGCCAAACACGGTCAAGAAGACCTTCTTCAGAGGGACAATATCCCGCATGAAGAAGTCGGGCCGGGAAGTAATCCGGTCCAAGTCTTCCACGATCTGACGATCTGTTTCCACATACTTCTCGATGGCGGCCTTATTTCGGGCCTCCGAGCACTGCTGCTCAACCTTGCCGAACATCAGCGTAAGCTGACGGACAGCGCGAATGGCCTCCACCTGTCGGTGGAATTCACCAGCGCCTTCGGTTTGGTCATCGAGATCGACAAGATCATCGTCGATGTGGATCAGGCGTCCTGAGTCAGCATGAAACACTACCTCCAGGAAGCCACACAGAAATTCTGGCAGCTTGGAGGTCACATGCTCATCTTCGAACTTCTGAAGATGCTCGTCCCAGTTACGGGACGGCCGACGTCGGATCTCGGCCTGTGTAAACAGGTCGGGCTCCTGGTTGGCCATGGGGAGAGCTCGTGTAACGCCGGGATTCTCGGCGGTCACCAACATGGAATAAAACTGTCCATCTGGCGACTGCCGCTTCTTCCAGCCCACGAACAGCCCTTCGACAACAGCCGAGTACGCCAAGGCGCGCTCGAAATCCTTCCCAAACTTCGGGAGGGTAATGTCGAAGAAGGCATCTCCTTCGTGCTTCATGCGGCTGACGACGGTATTAATGTCGCCAGCGGTACTAACTGAGCATCTGGCCCCGAGTTCATCCAGGGCCGTTTGCCAGAGCTCGAAACGGTTCTTCATCCTACTCCCCTTTCAAAGAGGTAGTGGATCCGCAGAGTTTCTGCAGAGCCTTTGCTCGGTACGCTTCTTGGGGCGCTGCTATTGCAAGCAACGTGCCAAGAGCCATCCGAGTGAAACAATGGAGCGCCCTCTGAAGAGGGCGCTCCACAGTCCTCAGGACTCGCCGCCGACAACCTTATCCAGGTTGCCAGCGACGCCAAGGTAGTCC